CCACCTAAGCCTACTTGCTTGATGAATGCTAACAACTTACCAGCATCATCACCTTGTGCTGTGACGCTTACTGTGTCTTCCATTGCGCCACCTGGGCCATCTAAACCTTGGCTCATGTTAACGCTTAGACCTTCATTCAATAGATCATTCAATTGCTTGTCTAATGATTCAAATGCAAATGCATCCATCTCTAATACTTCTTTATCTTTGAATGTCTGACCAAATGCATTAAAACTATCACCGGGGGTTGTCTTGGCTTTGTGTTGCATGTAAGCAGTCTTGTCCATCTCGCCTAATGCACCTTCGTCAGCGCCGTAAGAAGCCATATCATCAACGATGTCTGCTTCTGACTCTACTTCGCTAACTACTAGTCCGCGATTTGGCATCAAACCGTAGCACTCATCAAGACCTTCTTTGAAGCCGTCATGATAACGCTTGTGTTCTTCGCTACCTTCGTTGTATCGGCATGAATAACCATGCTTACTTAATCCGTGTGATTTGCCTTCGTGATAGGCTGCTTCTAGTGTGTTCATAGCTTCATTTACCTGTTTAGATTCTAATACATCTGGATTACGACCTCTACCTAATCCAGCGCCTTTTGCTGACATATTATCAATTGTTGGTTGATCGACTTCTTTTAATGCCGCACCTTCGCCTTTTTTCCAGCCGCCTTTGGCGCGCAATGCGAAATTGATTTGTCTTTGTTTCTTTGCTTCTGGGCTATCCTCACCATGAGGACCACTCTTCTTTAATTTAGCAAGCATTGATTTTAATTCTTCAACGCTCTTATCTTTATATTGACCAGTTGGTTTTACTTCAGCATCACCTGCCCACTTCTCGTCAAGCATTGCTGATTCTGGATTATCTTCGGCTGCTTCATTCTTGCCATGCTTCTTGTTATACATGCTCCAAGCGATAGCGTATGCTCTGCCTTCTTCACCTGGGAATTTTTTCTTCAATGATAAAACAACATCTTCCATACCAGGAGGTGCCTTTTCCATCATTGGCTCTTCTTCTTTTAATTGATCACCGGCTAATGACATCTCGCCTTTACCGATAGCACTCTTAATAGTGGCGGCTAATGCAGGATTACTAACAGTGCCTAAAGTCTTTGTGCCTTGCTTGATGACTTGTGTTGATTGCTTTGCAGGTTCAATTGTTAATTGCTCTGCTTCGTTCAATAAATTTTTGTCGATTTGTTCAAACCAATCTTTCAATGATTTCTTTTTTTCGTGTGCTTTGTCCATTGCTTTGTCTAACTCTTTAGCACCTTTCTTAGCAACGTCTTTTGCTTTTGTTGGTGTAGCCTTGCCGCCCTTAGCATATGGATCTCCATCTTCACGATGACCTTTGTACCCTTCACTATCCATCTCAGTTAACGCGACCGGTGCTGATTCTGCTTCGTTTGCTAATTTTAAAAATTGTTTGAAATCCATTGTGTTACCCCTTATGCCAATGCGCCAGTCTTAGGCTTTGCTGGACGCTTGATGTCACTCATTGGGCTCTTATCACCCATTGACTTGTCATCTAGGTATGGCTTGAACGGATCAAATGCGTCCGGTGTTTCTTTAGCGGCATATGGCATCATGATCTTGCTATCTTTTGCTTGATCCTTGATGCTAGATAGATATGAATCAGCATAATCTTTATTTGCCTGCTCTGCACCGCTTATCTTATCGAAATCTTTATTGTTTGGTTCCATCTGGTTAGCATATTCTTCTTGCTCACGATTGATGCTATCGTCATACTTGCTATCAACCAAACGAACATAATTCAAATTATAGCCTAATAATTGTGCCAACTGTTGTACCATTGGCTCAGTGCATGGATAACGGAACTTGCACTTTAATAGTGTCACTGGTTCGTTATGTACGCCGGGAAAACCATAAACATCTTTCGCTATAGGAAGTGTCTTAGGTGTGATAGGGCCTGCTGGTTCAAACTTCTTTAAATTGAAGATGAACATGTCAAGGAAGTTCTTATCTATTTCCCCTGCGATTTTGATAGTAACATCGTACAAATGTACGCTTTCTGCTATGTATTGTTTTAGGCTTTTCATATCTATGTTCCCGTATCTAATATTTATCATTTATCTGTGTTTTTATCTAGAAGTGCCTTGAGTATCTCATTGCGGTCTAACGCTTTACCCTGTCCCAAAGGTGTCGCTTCTATCTTTTCTTCTTTGCTAGCCTGCTTTTGATCAAGTGATGCTTTCTTTAGTTGCAACTCAATCATCTTTAATTTCTTACTGACTTTAGCAGTTTTAGCAGTAATAGCATGTCCTAGCATAGTGCCGGCTACCCCGAATATCTCACTACTGAAGCGGCTATCGACTTGCATACCTAAGTCCATCAAGTCTTTATAACTGTTCTGTGCTAGGTTAGCTAATTCGTCCATCTCTACATCAGCAGATTCCAGACCCCTTACTTGAGGTAGTGCATTCTCAATCTTTTCTAGATTGTTTAGAGCGGTCTCGGTAACTTCTTGCGTGTCAGGAGGAAGTTCAAGTTCAGGCTCTTCTGCGCTGGCTAAATTAAATAGTTCTTCTAATTTCTTAGTCATCGACTATTTATTTGCGTTTACCCTTGTAAAACAAATCATCTTCGGTGATGACTCTAAAGGTACAGCCTATCCTCTTGCAGTAGGCCATAGCCGCTGCCCATTTAGCGTGATTTAATGCTACTGTAGCCCTGTCTTTTGCGCTTGCTACTTTGCTCTCTATCAGACTTTGCTTTTTAGGTTTGATCTCTACGACTTCAGCCTTTTGATTACCCATTTTGTCTTGATAGACTACAAAAAAGTCTGGGATATAAACTGTCTGTTTACCTGTGAGTGGATTTCGATATGGTATCTGTATCGCTTCGCTGGCCCATTGTATCACGCCATCGTGATTATCGCAGAACATCATGAATGTTAATTCCCAGCCACTGCGATATTTAGGTACAGATTTACCTACATACTTTTGTTTATTTTTTACCTGATAACGACCTTGTGCAAAGTTTGCCATATCATAAAACTACATTTCTTGCTACAGGAAATACTGGTCTTGGAACAACTGCCACACCGTATAAACTTACTTTGCTCTTAAAACTATTCATGTAGTAAGCCATAGTCTGACTTAGTTCTACATTGTTATTTGTGCCTTTGATGTTTTGAAGTAATTCTAACGCATCAATGCCTGAATCTTGTGCTACTCTGAAAAGAAATGCTGTGAAGTTGGCTGCTGTTTTTGCGTCTGCACAAACACTAACAAAATAACTATGCACTACATCATATTGATTGGTAGGCACTGTCATATTGATATTATAAAAATTATCAAATATCTTTACTGTTCTATCCAGTGATTCTTGTTGTGTATAAACTAGTGGCATATTACTTTCTTACCTGTGTTCCTGCAGTCGGTGTGGCTTCTACTGGGTTTGGTGTTGGTGGATTTGCTATTGTGGGCGCGCTTGCTGTACCTATGAAGTAAGGTGTTACTGAACGATCTGGAATATCAAACAAAATATTTCTGTTAGTACTAACTGGACTTCCGAAACCGCCTCTAGATGGTGTTAGCATGCCTTTCAATTCTTGTTTGAAATTTGCTTTGAGATTAGAATTCTTGGCTGTATTGTATGCAGTACCTGCATCACGAATGGCACCTAAGATATCGCCGTCTTCTAGTTTCTTTACTACACCACCTGCTCCATCTAATAAACCACCCGGACCTAAGATGTTACCATTGCTACCTGGTCTTGCTATAGGACTTTCAGTTCTATCATAAGTTGCTTGATCACCGAAACCAGTCACGATATCATTAGGCTTGCGACCGTCTATCGCACCTTGATTATAAACAACAGTCTCATAATCGATAGACATAGTGTTTCTCATCACACCGCTACCTTCTTCATAGTTGTATGTGTCGTGACCGAAACTTGTGATGATGGGATTGATTAATGTATATGCTGTGAAGTTGTGTTGATTGAAACCGAACACAGTTATATTTTTAAAGAAGGGTACCTTCTTTCCATTTCTTGGATTGCTTGTCTCGCCTATGTAACCCCAATTGTCATTACCTTGAATGCTATCGTTATAAATGTTATTGACATCATAATCAGCATTCGTAGTACCTGTTGTAGCACTTGTTCCTGCAGGCTGAGGCGGAGATCCTCGCTTGCCTAAAAATACAGTAGGTTTAGTTGCATCTGCGTAATAATAAGTGTAGTAAGCATACCACAATTTATTAATCGTGTTTCCATTATCATCATGAAGAGTGATGCTTACAGGATCATAACGCAACTTAGTTTGTACGATTCTTTTACGATTATATTGATTTAGTTGTACAGTATTAAAACCAAAACTAGGTAACTTAACATCTTTTACTAAGATACCATAATTTGTATTCACACCTGTAGGATACGCCTCAGGATTAATGTTGAAGTAGGTGTGGAATACAAATTTGTATTTAGGAGCATTCTGATAAGAATTAGTCCTAAATGTTTTTGAGGCGTGAGTATAATCTCTAAGATAGTCATTGCCGAAGAAACCTTCGGCAGTGCCCTTAAGGAGATCCTGAAAGAAACCTGCCATGAACAGGATATCCTAACTATTAAGTTGCCGCGCCGATACCAGTTGCGCTTTCGCCTGCTAGTATTCTGCCAATATTCTGACCAACACCTGAAGTCAATGGTGACTGTACTGCGTTATCGTAAGTGATAGCAAGTGCGATAGTTACTGCTTCGCTAGTACCATAGTTCAATGTATTGTAGTTTGCTGACTTGAGGAAGCAACCATATAGTTCCCATGTCTCAAGAACGACAGGAGCTGATGTACCATTACCACCATCAAGAATTTCGATGTTAGTCTGGAACTTATAGTCTTGACCAGTTGCCGCAGATGCCTGCTCAACGAAATCTAATTGCTTCTGCAATTGCTGACCAACTGCTCTTGCTACTGTGCCTGAAGCATCGTCACGAACGTTGACATTGATATCTGCCCATGTGTGCTTGCCTGCCAACTTAACTGTTGAGTTGTAAACTGGAAGTGAGATTTCAGCGAAACTTAAGTTTGGACGACCAACGTCTACAACCTGTTTAGTTAGGCTTAGACCACCTGCCGCGTCAACACCAAAGTTTAAGAAATTAACTCTGAAACGAAATTGTAGTTTAGGCATTAACAAGCCCTGATTGCCACCGGCATTATCAGATGCTACTGTCATGTTAAACAATGATTGTGAGGCTGTTGCCATTTGTAAATTCTCCTACTGTATAGTATTTATCATGTTTGAGAGCCCCTTACGAGGCTCTCAATATTTTCTATTACGCTCCTGACAACTCACCTGTGTTCAAGATACGAACTGGGATATAGATGAATTCAGCAGCCTTGACAGGCTCAACTGCAACATCGATCCACAATTCGTTGCGATCTATTCTAGCAGGAGTGTTGTTACTCTCATCACAGACTACCAAGTAGTCATAGATGCCTCTCTTAGCAACAAGATCGACCATCAATGATTCAACTACACCAGCGATCTGCTGACGAGTCAATGCATCATTTGGTTCGAACACGAATGGTCTTGCCGCTATAGTCAATTGACGACGGATGTAAGCAACAAGTCTTGCGACGTTTGTACGATCCAATGCGCTCTGACTATTGAATGATGTCTTGTTACCATAGTTCAACAAGCCGTTACCAGTGAAGAACACTAATGGGTTGATGAAGTTGATGTAAAGAACATCACGGATACCAATGCGTGTCTTAATGACTTGGAACTCACCAGTGTCACGGTTTATGTAACCGATATTCAATGCGTTGTCGATGATACCACGACGAGTACCTGCTGCCGCTAACCAAGGATAAGCGACTGTATCGTTACGCAAGAATGTACGCAACATCATATGTGATGCTGGAACTGCAACTTCGTTACCACTCAAGTCTAGTGCGATACCGCTTGGATAGAACAAGCCAAGATAAGTGTTGCGAGTTACACAACCATCTTCACCTGTGCTTGTTGCGCCGGCTGCGTTAGTTGCCCATGCTTGAATTGCTGTTGCATCTTCTGGTAGACCCATTGGAGTGTCACCTAAGATATAACCTGTCTCGCCACGATCAGCATTCAATACGACCATGTTTGGCTGACACTCTGGATAGTTAGGTGTTGCCATCAAGTTGAAGAAGTTATCTTCATCACGGATTGACAAGTTAGTATCGATAACAGAACGTAATGATGCTACAACCATTGCTCTCTGAGCCTTGCGACCCATGTAAGGAGCACCGTTTGATTGCAATCCGCTTGCTGATACCCATGTGCTACGGATAGTTGGCAATGTCTCGCCTGGGAAACTCAATGCATTGAAATAATTGTTTCTCCACTGCTTGACATTGTAACCACTACGACGAGTATTGAACAACAACATACCTACTGGATAGTTGTTAGCATTTGGTGCATCTAAGTCTAAGTTGTTGCTTGTCAACAAACTCTTGATTGTTGGGATAGGATCATTAGCAGGATTGATTGTGTTCTGATCGCTTGACCAGCGAGCATCAGCAAACAATACGCCTGAGCCTGAAACTTGATCTGTCTTATCGATCAATACCCACTTATCTTCACCGTCTACCATCTGCCAGCGACTGATTAGAGGATAATTCTCTAAGTCGCTAGTGTCGATCCATAGATCGCCGTAAACAAGTGCTGTGCCATCTGACTGAGTAGTTGGAACACTTGCGCTTACGATTGGACCATTAGGATCAGTTGTGTTTGAACCGCTTGGTAGTGGGAAACCGTTGCTGTTATAATTTACATTCTTATAACCTCTCCAACCGTTTGTAGTGTTTACCATGATATCTACTTCGTCAGTTACGCTGTAGAACCAGTTTGTGTTATTTGCTGGAAGTTCAGTTGGTGCACCTTCGTTAGCAGTATAATCAAATGCTACCCAGTTACTCAATACGATATCGTAATTGAATACTGGATATTGACAATCGCTGTCGAGTGTGACTTTTGTTATGCCACCACCTGAAACGGCTGCAACTACCATGATAAGATCGTTTGCACCGTTTACACCACCCAATGCTCCACCGGCTACTGTGATAGTATCACCTACAGCATAACCTGTACCGGCTGATGTGATAGCACTAACTAGATAACCGTAACCTATAGCACTTACAGTAAACTGTGCGCCTGTACCACCGCCTGATGTTGAATTTTGTGCAACACCTGTGAATACAGTAGCATTGATATCACCTGTCTTGCAACCATCAGTCACATTAGCAATGAAACCTGCTTCAGCAAATAGTCCATTTGACAAACCAGTTACAGTGTTATAATCATTCATCATGATTGCACCACCCAATGTATGAGTGATCTGTATTGAACCGTCTGTTGCTACGCTTGCTGTAGTATAAGGAATACCTGCTGCCTGCCATGACTGCACAAAATCTTCAGCACTAGTATTATCTGCTAATGTCATTGTATAAGGACCTGACCAAGCAGTGCTGTTTGGAGTAGTGACATAAATTACGCCACTGTATGGACCTGAATCAAAATTAGGTTCTGTGTTTGTGCCAGTCACTACTGTTGGACCAGTCGCTACACGCTTCCAGAAATAGATAGGACCATCTTTGTATTCACTATAATAGTAGTACTGACCGTATACTGTGCCTGCAGGGATAGCCTGACCGCCAGTTGGGTCAAGTGCCGCGATTGCAGTAGCATCGTCTGTGGCTAGTGAAACTACCTTAGTATTCCAAGCACTTGCAACTGCATCATATTCTTTCATTGACGGAGTAAAGCCGTTGCCTGAACTGCCCATCTTCAACCATACTGAACCAGTTGGGTGAGGTGTTGCTTGACCAGTGCCCCATAGTGGCATCTGGGCTGAAGTACCAAATGATAAGTGAACACCACTATATGTGCCTGGTGCTATACCGATATCGCTCAATACTGTTCCTGTGCCGGCAGCAAAGGATACTGATTGGTTATAGTGACCTGTCACTGAAAGTACCAAACGACCACTTGCTCCGTTAGCGACAACGCCTTGCCATCCTAGATTATTGATCTCTGTTGCGACGCCTGCTACTGTGTTTGAACCTAAACCAGGAACAGTTATAGTTGCTGATACTATTGATACAGCAGAACTACCTACTAAAGTCAATGTGAATGTATCACCTGCATTCAATGTAGGATTGCTGTTTGTACCCTGTACCGCAGAAACGCTAGCCTGCCATGCATCTGAACCAATCTCTACCCAAGTATTGTTTGCATTCTTATAGAAATAAGTGCTACCTGCGCTAGGAATTAGATTTGGTGCAATAGCGACTACTGCATAATCGCCTATAGAACCAATGAAGCCTGCTGGAACACCAGCAACTAGATTATCTGAATCTGTGATTACGATTGGCAACTTGTTAGTGAATGTCTGTGTAGTTGCGTTCCACTCATAGATACCCCAAGTTGATGATGTAGTATCTAACCAGTATGCACCGTCTTCTGGCTCACCTGCTGGGCGACCTGTCTGACCTACTAAACTTGCTAGGTCGATGTCTGCTCTCAAGCAGTATACGCGGTTAGTGACACCCAATGCTGAGTATGCAGCCAACAAACCGTATTCGTTCAATTCATAACCTTGAATTGGAGTACCGTCTGTAGTCTCATAGAAGAATGGTGTACCATATAGTGTTACAAGATCACGCTGACTTGTTACTTGGAATAACTTGCCAGCATTAGCGGCAGTTGTACCCTGCGCAATGCCTGTACCATTTGGATTTGCTTTGTCCTCTGCTGTCGCAAAGACAACTAGCGGAACTGATGCTGTTGGGGCTGGAAGATATTGACTTTGGTCAATGATTGTAACTTCTACGCCTGGTGATGTAAGTGCCATTTTATTGTTTCCTATATGTTATATTTTGAGGGTAACAACCCTGAATGCTTAATATTATTTAGTTGAGTTTACAAAAAACACTGGGTTATCAAACCTTCGAAGGTAAAATCATTAAATAACTATATGGCCAATATCAGACCCATATGTAAAGAGTGTAACAAGAACTACCGTGCTGTGAATTATATCCGTGACGGTGTTACCCATTACCGTAGCATATGTGATGATTGCGGCAAGAAGAAACCTAAGGCTAAATCTAAAAGAACATTATGGGAAAAAGCAGGTTATAAGAAAAAACCTGTATGTGATATATGTGGATTTAGGTCTCTGTATCCAAGTCAAATGACCGTGTTCCATATAGACGGAGACCTTAGAAATACTAACTTTAGCAATCTAAGGTCTATATGCCTTAATTGCGTCGAGGTCGTCAAACGCAAAGAGGTGACTTGGAAGCGCGGTGATTTACAAGTTGATTATTGAATCAATTTTCTTATGTAGATCATCGATAGTACCATCATTAACGATGTGATGGTCATATTCAAGTCCCACGCTACTATATTCGCTGGCATGCACATTATAGGACTGAAGTGTTTTCATCGCTTCCTCATATCCAGCAGTATAATACCCTTTAGAAAATGCAATCGCGGCATCATGCCAAGGTGGATTTTCTCCCCTATGTACTCTGATAGTTACCCCGCCCATTCTTTTGATAGATTTCAATTCATTGGGGAATCTGCAATCACTGATGACGATATCATCTCTCGCTGTTCGTAGTTGATTCTCAATACTAGCGATCCAGATGTCATCATGGAATGCTCTACGCCCTACTTCAGTACCCCATTGTTGTAATACCCATCTTGGGGTCAAGTGTTTGATCTCTAATCTTTCTGCCCACCAAGGATCTATGGTATCTCGCCACTCACGGCTATATTTTGTTGTACCTTCTAATAGATCACGATCCCAATTAAAAATGCTTGCTACTGCATCTTTTAATGGGCCAGCAAAACTAGTTCGCTTGAAGCCCTTGAATGTGATCAGATAATCTGCGATTGTATCTTTACCGCTACCTATGAATCCTGCAACTCCAACAATCATATATTGGTCCTTATCTCATGAACTAGTATTATAACACTAGTGTAGAGAAAAGCAAATATGCAGTTTGACCGAATTAGCCCTGAATCCAAGTTAATGGTTGACTGTAATCGACATAACGCTTGAGTTCATCGATCAATCTTTCTTGCTCGGCTTTACCTTCTGATTTCATGGCTGCGCCGTTTAATGAAGTGCCGCCACCGGGACCTGCTATAGTACCATACTTTTCACGGGCTTCGCCTATGATTATCTTTACTGTGGCAAGAATGAAATCTGTGATCCATATACCTATACCCGGATCTTGTAATAATTCAGTCTCAGGTCTAGTCATGTCTGCCCAAATCAATACACGCTCACCTGTTCCTTTGAAATCACGGACTACACGCAATACCTTTGTGACAGGATTGAATGTATAAGTGACATATCCGCCGAACATACGAGCAGCCAATTCTACATAGCCTGCATAGAAATCATATGTAGCCATGCCACCTGTATAGTTGTAGTTCAACAAATAAGTGTTAAGGATAGCACTACTGAATGGATCGAAACTTGTGCTACTTGGACCTGTCTCAAGACCTACCGTTCTACGAAAGATAGCACGGACATTGACAAATTCACTAGGTAAAGTATATGTATCAACATTCTTGATGATGGTCATCAAGGTGTAAGTTTCCTGAGTTGAATTCTGAGCCTTCTGACGATATACTTTGATAGCATAATCGTATGCGGCTTCATAATGCTGTGGATCTAATTCTAGGTCGATGATGTCACCGCCTAGGCGCAAACGGACATTATTGAATAATGCTTCTTTTAACTCTTGTAAGTTTGCGTTTGTTGGTGTTGATAGTGGATCTGCAGCCATTTTATATTCCGATTAATATCAGTATTTATCGGAATATCAGAGATC